TTATTTATTCAACAAAGCCAGACCGAAGATAAATTGGAAAGGAATGCTCGCGTAAATCAATACCAGCAAGTAAGCAAGAATGGAGATACCAGGGCGATGCCTGGCACCGCGACGTTGATAAAACATCAAAGCGCAGACAATAACGGCACATATCACCGCATTGGCCAGCGCTGCCGGGTCATTTATTACCATTCGAACCTCCTCCCCTTAATCGGGAAAGTAATCCGAACAGGCTGCTCAAGTCCTGGCTGTTAATGAAAGTCAGGACCTTGATGGTAACAGCAGATGCCACCACCGCACCGAGCGCATCAAGCGGACGATCCGTATAGCCTGTCCAGGTAGTAAATTTTGAGCCTAATAATCCGGCAGCCAGAACACCGACAATAAACGACGTCATGAAGTAAGCTATTTGCCTTCCACGTGTCAGGTTTGCGGTCGTTGCCACATAAAACACCGCGCCGCCAAAAGCCCCAAATACCACACCAAAATCGGTGTGGGTGATAACTCCATATACGACGGAACCAATTAAACCGCCGCCAAAAATCAGGCCGGTACCAGTTAAAGGATCGGACATTAAGCCCCCTCTTATTGCTGTGAGTCCTCTCAGTGCGAGGAAAATAAAAAAGCCACTTGTTAGTGGCTTTTATGATTATACTCTACAGCGAATTACTTATTTAAATATCTATTAGAATTGGATATAAATGCATCATAATCATCATTCCAAACTTTTTCCATTTTTGTTGTTTTCAACCCATATTTTATTTGTTCGGATAAGGACTCTGAAATTTCATTTATTTCTTCTTTAAATTTTCTACCAGCATCATCCTCTGGTATAGAAATCAATAAACTTGCTTTGTATCTTTCTAACTCTAACAAGGCATCAGACATTTTATCTGCCAACTCAGAAGTTTTGACACTACTGAACATTGAGCTAAAACGTAAGCACTCAGCATGTATCTCTTTTACTTTTGATAATTGATATGCGTATTCGCTTATTACTACTCGCATATGCGCAGAGAAATGCCTCTTATCTTCTTGTTTTTGTTGATATCTTATAGATTCGTTATTATTCTTTATGACATACAGAGAAATTAAAGCTGGAACTAAGCCACTTATAAAAGCCGCAATTATTGTTTCCCAAGAAAACGATGAATCCACTGTTATTGATGGAATCTTATCAATAGTAACTGTATCTGCTAATCTTTCTTTGACATAAAGAAAAGGTATTCCTAACCACATATCATCACCTTCGATTCAACCTAAAAGATAATGATAACAAAAAGCCCGCTTTATAGCAGGCTATTAGTGTTTGTTGCTCAGTTCGCTTTAACGTCCCGAGCCTATCACAATTCAAGCACTTTTCGCGCAACTATTCAAGTAAAATCTGTCGCCATTTGTGCCTAATGCATCACACATTGGTGCGTAAAGCATCGATTCTGCAAGATTTAGCCAAACATCGATCCTGCTTTCACAAGTCCGTAAGCACCATTCTGGATGCTTTTCGTTTAGCTCTTTCGCCATCGCCTTCTTGCTCATGCGGCAGACATATCGATCCCTGATTAACTGATAGAGAGCTTTATTCCCGGAACGCACAAGCTGAGCACTAAGCACAGAATCAATTATCAACCCTTCCTCGTCAGTACAAAAAGCCAGGCCGCTTTTATTTTTACCACTGAGGATTTCCTTAAAGAACGCTTCCAGCTCCGGCTTGGTAATGCCTGATTTTTTCATACGGCGCAAAGCATCGTTTATAGCGGTCTTCGTTATCTTCCCTGACGCCAACAGCTGATTGAACATATTTCCACCACTACCGCCGCCGATGTAGGACCAGCGGCCCCACATACGCAGCTTCCCCTGAATCCAGATGGCCTCCAGCGTTTTCAGCCTGACCATTTCACCAGCTTTTCCAACCTCGGACGGGTTAATCATTATGCGTTCTCCACTATGCCAGCACGCCAATTGCCAGCGAACGATCCAGAAATCGAAACAGCAGCTCCAGCTGTGAGCCGTGCTTCTCCTCAAATGCCACGGTGTCAGCGTGCAACTCGTCGTGATGCGCTCTGCAAAGCGGCAACACAAACAGGTCATGCGCTTTCGTTCCCATTCCACCTTGTCCGTGGCCTATCAGGTGATGGGGATCATCTGCTTGTTTGTTACAGCAGACACACGACTGAGACTTAACCCAGCGCGTCCAGCTCTCGTTTACCCAGCGGCGGCGCTTTGGTCGCAGCATGAAAGATTCCGGCGTTTCAGGATCTACGCGAAGACCGAGAATCTTTTTCTGCACCACTTCGCTCGCCGCTGGCTCCGGCACAATATCGCTTTCCTTCATCACCGGTTGATGCTTTATTTCCGGCAATCGCAGGGCTTTCCGGGCCAGCGATTCAGGGATGACGTGCGCCAGATTGTTTATAACCAGCCACCAGCATAATTCCGGGATTGTCAGTTGATGGTCTTCGTTGAACCCCAGCTGTGAGCGGATGACAGTTATCAGCCAGGATACCAGGTTCCCACGCGCAATGCCTGCCAGCGTCTCTGTGTACTGATCACGCAGCAGGTTATCGCAGGCCCAGCAAAGGCGGATGCTGCCAGGCTCATGCCGGAACAGCGTAAAATTTTCGCTGTGCCACGAACCGTGCGGGTACTGGCATTCAAAACGACGCTCAAGCTCAGCCTCCAGCGAGCTGATACCACCCGCACGCAGAATGACGTCTTTGTTTTCGAAGACTGGTTTCAAAACCGGGTCTTCTGACAGTGGCTGCGTGGCGGGAGGGATGGCGCCGGTTGCGTAGTCGCTGTATTTTTCCGGTGCAGGCTCAATCAGTACCCGCCCTCTCCTGAACATCGGCATGAGATCAGCACCTGGGCGAAGAAGAACAACGCCCATGCGTGGGGCAATCTCAGGGGTTAGTAGTACTCTCATATCATCTCCACGTCAGGCAACTGCACGAAAACGTCGGATGGTGATTTCTACTTTCCCTTTCTTCACGATGTTCCCCCACTCCACCAGCATGCGCTTAACCTGACTGTCGTCTTCCCAGACGCCTGTTAGAGTCAGGGCATCGAACAGCGCTTTGTTGTAGTTATCGATATCCCGACGGCGCTGATCCGGCGGATACAACACGATGTGAACCTCGGCCAGATCAGAGGATGGCCGGGGAACGGCCCGCAGTTGCTCAATAATCGCCGCTCTCGCTGCCTGCTGGAACTTGCGCCCTGTCTCGCTTACCAGATGCCTGCCTTTCAGCGGTCCCTTGCTCGGGGCGCGCCAGTAACTATTTACGCTCGGTGGAAATGGTAAAGTCAGTTTCATTTAGCCCCCTTAAAGGATCGCTACAACGTCTTTTGCGACTTCCCGCGTACTGCTTTTGCAGGAGATCGAACGGCGCGCTTTAATGAATTGCAGGTTAAAACCATGCTCCCGGTACAGGTCGAGAACCTTCGGTGCAGATGAGTTAGAAATCACTACCCGAGCCCCACGGTGAAAGGCAGATACACATTGCTTCGCCAGGTCTACCTGGTTCTCCCAGCTAAAACCACCAGCGGCGTAGGCAGTGAATCCGGTTGTTCCCGGCATCGGTTCGTAAGGCGGATCGCAGTAAACCACATCCCCTTTCCCGGCCAGGCTGATTGTCCGGCGATAGTCAGCGGTCATGAATACGCAGTTATGCGCCATAGCCGCAAAGGCTTTCATCTCATCCATCGGGTAATACGGCGCCTTGTAGCCTCCCCAGCCCACATTGAACTTGTTCGCCTGGTTGTAGCGCATCAGGCCATTGAAGCAATGCCGGTTGAGATACAGGAATGCAGCTGCGCGTTCAGTAGCATCCAGCGTCTGAGCATTGAACTCGGAACGGATCAGCTCATAGCCATCTGGTGACCGCATGTGCTCAAACATCCAGCGGGCCTTTAATTCCACTTCATCCGGCACCACCGCTAACATCTGATACAGATTAATCAGGTCCGGATTAACGTCCGCCAGCAGGTAATCTGCGTGCTTTTCGCTGTTCAGGAATACCGACCCACCACCAACGAATGGCTCTATCAGGCGTTTCCCTGCCGGGATATGCACGAACAGGTCAGCCAGCTGAGTATACTTTCCACCAGCCCATTTTAGAAATGGCTTGCTCATGTGCGGAACCCCGAGTTTTCTGGCAATGAGTAATCAACCCCGTCGAAGCTGGCTCGCGAAATGGACGACTCCTGGCGGGAGCTATTGAGTGGAGCAGATAGTTTTAACGACAGCTCATCCCATTTTTCCCGAAGCTTCGATGGGCTGAGTACGTTTTTACACCAGAACGAATCTTTGTTGGCGCGCTTGAACAGTGAGCAAATTTGCTTATGGGTTCTCCCGTCCTGCATCACCATCAGGCGAACCTCATTCGCCCATGCGGTCCAGTTTGGTTCTTTAGGGCGAACTACCTCACCATCACTTTCAGCCGCCAGATCGTACATGCTGATAATTTTTCCCCAAATGAACTCGGCGCAGGTTAAATCGTCCTGGCTGCCCCACTGCCGCTTTGCAGCGCTGTACACCACCGCGTCAGGATGTCGTGACAGAAATTCATCAGCAGAGCCCTGCTCGTCCGGTTGCGAAGCGTCCGGACAAGAAGGATTTATATCTGATGGATCAGTAGTTGATTTTACTGACGGATCCCCACCAGATTCTGACGGGTCAAAACCGGTTTTGTTGATGGATTCCGACGCATCAAATTTTGAGGGGTCAATTTTTGACGCATCAGATTTTGACGCGTCAGATTTTGATGTGTCAGAAACTGACAGGTGAGAAAATGCCGCTTTCTGTAGTTTGGAAACGTTGAGCTGGTAGACGTTCGATGCATTACGGTTGCCGTTGCGGCGCTGTGTGCGAGTGAGCCACCCCTCTTTCTCAAGTGCAGCTATCGCCGTTCTGACAGTACTTTCACCAGCGCCAATCTGACGGGATATGGTCGCGATAGAAGGCCAGCAAACACCCTCATCGTTGCTGAAGTCAGCCAGGCGCGCCATGATTGCCACGCTGGATAGTTTCATCCCCGAAGATGCGCAAGCGTCCCAGACGTATCCTGTTAATTTAGTGCTCATGATCGTCCTTTATTTCTCTGAATTTACGTCTGAACTGCTCAAGGGGGCTAAAGCATTCATGCTCGTACCCTTTACGCAGGTATATAACGCGCTGTGTCTGGGGCTCCCAGCGTATGACCCTGACCGGGACGCCGTAGTGATCTCTGAACCATCGGTTGAGCTCTCGCATACTTTCTCCGCCTGGCCGTTGAAGTCCCCTACCACCCACTGAGCAAACTGGTAGCAGACAGGCTCGAACCCGCCAGGTACTCTTACCCCATACACGAACTGCACCGGTCCTGCTCCACCAGGTACTGGCCGCGCTACAAGTTGCGACCTGCGGTATTGTGTTGATAAACTGTTCATGCGTTAGTAATCTCCACTGATAACGACACGCCACGACGCCAGGAGCTGCAACTCGCTGGCGTCACTTCTTTTTGCGTGAAAAAAGCGTGATGATTGCGGCAATCTCTTCTTCACGAGCTGCCAGATGGCGGCGGTGGTGGACCATGATTTCTTCGGCCTCATGCCTTTCAATAACGCCATCTTCAAGCGCCTGTTCGATAATCTGATCAACCTGTCCCCTGGCGGCAGAGGTACGCATTGCCCGGCTGAACAAGTCCACGCGATCCAGCTCTTCCAGGTGCGGAACATCCACCAGCAAAGCACCACGACGGCGAGCGAAGTAATCAGCCAGTAACGACGTGTTGGAAATGTCTTCCATCGCTTCCAGCTCGCTGACTTCGAAGAAACGACAGCCGTTTTTCTCGTAAAGGTTGTTGTTAAACTGCGTCACCGTCATTCCCAGTGCGCCAGCCATTGCTTCGCGCCCACCTGGATATGCTTTGCACATCGCTTTGACGGCTTCTTTGAGGTTTGGCTCTACCATATTGATTTTCCTTTTGTAGTTACTTTCAAGCAGCTGAATCTGTAGCCTTTTGGTAAAGGCTAGCGTCGTACTTCAGCTTGCCTTTCGTAATTCTTTCAATAACAAATGCCTGTTTTTGAGGGATAACATCGCCCCATTGGCACACCGCACTATGAGTAACCCCTAATGCAATGGCAGTTTTAGAAATGCCACCGTAGTATTCGACGACCAGAATTTTTAACATGTAAACCCCCTTAAAAGTTAGCATTCTTACACAGTACATAATCAGCATACTTACGTCAATTGAATGTAAGATTACTAACGTGCAATCCGAGGAGAAAATATGGATACCGTTGGCAGCAGGCTGAGATTTAGACGTAAGCAAAAGAAACTTACGCAGCGCGATATAGCTGAGTGGGCAGGCGTCAGCGCGTCTGCAGTCACCCAATGGGAAACCGATGCAACAAAGTTATCTGGTGAAAACCTGATACTCGTATGCAAATGCCTACAGTGCTCACCAGAATGGTTGGTTTTTGGGTCTGGGGATATTGAGAATGGAATTAACATCAATCTCATCTCTACCAGAGAGGTTCCTGTCATATCATGGGTTCAGGCTGGTAACTGGACAGAGGTGATTAGAAATCCTGAAAATGAGCTTGTTAAGACAACCAGAAAACTTTCAGAATCAGCTTTTGCTCTTAGAGTTAAAGGACATTCAATGACTTCGAGTCATGAACTTAGCATTCCTGATGGATCGATTGTGATAGTTGAACCAGATTTCGGCTTTGTTGATGAAGCAAATGGGAAAATCGTGGTGGCACAAACTGTTTCTGGTGGCGAGGCTACCTTGAAAAAGTTTGCTATTGACCCCCCATATTCATATTTGCTCCCTTTAAACCCATCATTCAAACCCATTGAGGTTAGTCAGGATACAAACCTTATCGGTATTGTTAAGCAAATAATTATAGATCTCTAAGCCTGTTACGAACATGCTAACGTCTACACCCTGCAGTTTTCAGAACCATTAGATGCAAATGAAGTAAGTGGTATAGCTAAATGGACATTCAACCATTTCACTGCATACTCATTTAATGACTATGACTAATTAAATATATAATATATTTAATTAGTCATAGATAAAACGGTGGAGGTCGCCCTAGATTATGGAGGCCTTGGGATTTAGTTTGGATAAATCGTGCAACTTACTTCAGGTACCAATCAAAATGAAGCCGAGTGAATTATTAAAAATACAGCAATTAGTATCAAAAATAGAAAATAAAACCTTTGATTATCATTGTATTGATTCAATCCTCATAAAACTGAGAGAATTTTCCGGAAAGAACCATATTTTTTGTGAAGTTTCTAATTTTATCGCGCATAACAAAGAGCGAAACGAAGGTAAATTTAGTGATTATACTAATGCAAATTTCCTTAAGCTCATGTTTTTTATAAAGTACACTTACAATAAAGAGCAATTCGATATTGTAAAAGGTGTTCCGTTTTGGGTATCGGATTTGGTTTCTTTACTCATTGCAGAATTGAGTGAGGCTGAATGCCAGAAAAAATTCAGGAAGAGTAAGGCAAGTATAAAAGAACGTATCAGACAGAAGTTTGCTGTGAAAGATAAAGTTTTCTCAGCTAAGCCTAATGCAAAGAAAGTTGATGTAGAAAATTTAGTTACCATTCTTTCATCATTTGCAATTCATTCGGGAAACGTTTTCCATCCGGATGATTTCTTTGATGAATTTGTATCTTGCTTGAGAGAGAATGGCATCATGTTTTCCGAGGACACCATAAGAGAGTCAAAGGATGAGATCCTCATGTGTGTGCTTCTCCTCCTTCATCGAACTAATTTCAAATTTAAGTTTTTATCCTCTGCATCTATCTCGATTTCTCAAGAAAATGGCAATTTATTGCTACTTGCTACTCTTAAATTGGAGCCTGTAAATGTAATGATAGTGGTCCTGTTAACCAATCTTTCTGTAGTGGAGTGGTGTTCTAAAGACGTTTCCGATGCTTTAAGTAGGACTAAAGAGCTCCCAGAAAATGTAACGCTCGATGAGAACTTCAAACTGTCATTTTTCTAGTTAGACTAGCAGTCCCTTGAAATCTAAGCCCGCCTTCAGCGGGTTTTTTTGTGACCAATAAAAAGTAAGTATACTTACAAATAAAACTTGACTAAAATGTAAGATAGCTAATATCATATCAAAAACAGAAAATTGGCGGAACGCCAACGAAGTAGCCACCGGTGACGTATGAAATACTAGACGATTCGCTGACAGATGCCTTAAGAGGGTAACTGACGAGGAGTGAGAAAAAATGAAGATTGAGTTAGTCGTGGACGGATGCCCCACTGCTGAATGCAACAGTGAGGTGGAGTTTCTGGCTTTTCAAGCAGCTGTTTTTAATGCGCTCTCTGGTATGCAGTTACGACATGAAACAGAGCGTAGGGAGCGCGCAAAATCGAAGATGGCGCGCCTAAATGAGACGGTTTTTAAAACGGCTCCCAAGGATCGCAATGAAGCGGATCGAGAAGCTTAATAACCTGATAAGTAATTGCTTCCTGATTCACTGTCCTTTCTGGGCTAGAAAGTTGATTATTTAGAATTTTTATTTGGTTTTGTAAGTCTTCGGAGACTGGGCCTTCATTAGCGCATATGGCTGCTGAAATAGTTTTAATTGCAGCCTCAATGGCGGAAATCCTTAACTCCATAATTTCGTTGTTCATGGATTTGCCTTATTGGTTGTGTGAGAACTCCCAATATACCATCACCGAGCCTGATGTGGATAAAAGACAGGCATACATCATGAAAGCGCATTCCATCTTCCATCGGTCATGGGGATCGGTTTGTAACTGAAGGAGTGCGCTTCCAGTTGTGACGTGTACAAGCGTACTGCAGCGCCGGTCGACGCAAAGACCCGGAAATCGACTGAGCAACAGCAGCTGGTTGCCAATACCAAAACAGAGCGGCGGGAAGTAAGCAGATTAGCGATCTGGTGTCACAACATTCATTCCCGATAAGTCCCCTTCTACTGAGGAGGTTTATCGGGACTGGAAGAGTTACCACTTGGAGACGGTCCTTTTAAATGTCCTGGACAGTGGCGCTTTGGTAGCGATAACAACCACTCCAGTTGATCCTGGGAGTTATCAGGTCAGTGAGCTGCCAGCACTCTCGACGGCAGTGACAGCCGGAAGTAGACGGCACAGCCCAGACGATATCTGAGTGGCTTTAAAAACAGATGGGAGCCGGTGGAAGCCCGGCACACAACAGGAAAAAGCACTGTGTTAGTCAAGTGAGTTTCCAGTGCTTCAGTGCTCTTTCCGTTGTGTGGAGAACTAACGTACCGCCATTGCAGTGGCGGTCCCCCATCAGCAAGAAATTTTAACCAGCTATTCACCCACTCTCATGGGTTGGGTTGCTGCACCCTAAATTTACGCGTTGCAGCGCGTCAGATGGAGAACAAAAGATGGCTAAGACAGCAAATCAACTGATTAAACAGGCGTACGAAATAGCCAAAACTATGCCACCAGAACAGGCAGCAATCATCAAGGAACTGGCTACCGTCCTCGATGTTTCGAATGTAGCTCTGCGCCAGACGCGCACCGAACGTGACGCCCTTCTCGCAGAGGTCAAATCCTGGGCGAAAGAGTGTGATCGTCTGACCGAGCGACACACCAAGAAGCGCACAAATCTACATGTCCTCGAAGCAATGCGCGACTTGAAAGCAATTTGCCCCACCAGCTTCCGTAACGTGGAGGCTCTCTGATGGCAAAAGACTCAAAGGTTGTATACGGCGCCAGCGGCAAAACGAATGTTTTAACGTTCGAACCTGAAAGCCTGCATTTGGTTACCGATAAAACTCACCCGCTTTACGATGAACGGGTCCACCTTCCTATCGACGAAGGGATGGTTCTGAACATTGCGGAGCTGGGTGTACTGGAGCCGATTATTGTCTGGAAAGACCCTGAAACAGGGCTCACCTGCGTAGTTGTTGGCCGTCAGCGCGTTAAACATACCCTGGAGGCAAATAAACTCCGTCTGAAAGAAGGCAAAGACCCACTGCTTGTTCCTGGGGTCGTTAAGCGTGGATCAGCAAATCAGATGGCTAAATACATGGTAAGCGAAAACGAAATTCGCCGACCCGATACGCCGCTTGGCCGGGCTAAAAAAATGTCAGACGCGCTCGACCGTGGGCTCGATGAGGACGACATTGCGGTGTTGTTTGGCTGCAGCGTTCAGACCGTTCGAGCAACGCTTTCCCTCCTCGATGCTACTCAGGCCGTCAGGGAAGCGGTGGAGGCTGGCACAGTCACCGTTACCCAGGCGCGTCAGCTGGCATCGCTTAAACCTGAAGAGCAGCGGGAGAAGGTCTCTGAAATCGAAGCGGCAACTGCTGGCACAACCGGCCATGAAAAAGCCCGGCGTCAGCGTCAGATCCTCGGCGAGGCAAAGCCGCGCCTGAAAACCCGCAAAGAAATCATCAAAGCCCTGGAATCAGCCGAGGGTGAGTATGCAAGCGCACTTCGTTGGGTACTTGGGGAGGCGCAATGAATTTTGAACCTGAGAATTACAGCAAATACACCCTGCGTCGGTTCGCCGCCCTGTTAGATGTGATCTGCTGGGTGCTGATTGCCGTAGTAACCGTTGGTATCTGCATGTTTATTGAATGGTGGGCAGCATGAGTAAATCACTGAACGCACGTTGCATCCGCCGCTGGGAAGTTGAATTTAAACCATTCTGCGACTCAAAGCGCAATCCGTACTGGCGCAAGCGTGACCTTCGTGGGTATATCCGCGAAGCGGCGCTTACCACCGCCTACAGCATGGTCGAGAGCATGGCTGAACGTAACGCCAAGGTTGACTATGACGGTGAGCCGAACGGCTGGACTCCAGAGTTTTCGGCCTGGTACCGGGAGCGCCATGAACAGTACCTGAAAGAAGCGCGGGACTATCTGGACGAAGACGCTACCAACGACGAAATCGACGAAGAGATCGAGAACGAACTGGAGGCCTGGAATGACTGAGCGCGGGATGATTTTTAACGCTGAGATGGTGCGGGCCATTCTCGACGGCCGGAAGACGCAGACGCGGCGCCCAGTGAAATTCCCTGTACATGATAAAAACCTTGGGTGCGAGCTGGCTGGCAATGAACTGGCCGGGGAACTATCTGAACAGCGCATTTGGCAAGCCAGGCGACCGCATTTGGGTGCGCGAGACGTTTCAGGGGCCACTGTTCGACTACGACCTAATGGATAGTTATAGCAAAGACCCCACTCCGTTTGAGAAGCCCGAATTCTGCGTTTACAAGGCTGATGGAGTGCCTGCGCCAGAGTTTTACGATGCAGATGATGAACTGCATTGCTGCTGGCGCCCGTCAATCCACATGCCGCGCTGGGCCAGCCGCATTCTGCTGGAAATCACCGACGTGCGGGTTGAACGGCTGAACGCTATCAGCGAAGAGGATGCCACTGCCGAAGGTGTTCCGCCTGCAGGAAGTTTGCTTCCTGATTACCCGGGAACATTCCTGACTCCGAAGGGTGATTTCGCAACGGCCAAGGTTGCATTCCAGCGCTTGTGGGAATCCATCTACGGCGAGGAAAGCTGGAAGGCCAACGGTTGGGTTTGGGTAATTTCGTTTAAGCGCGTTGAAGGCGGTGCAGCATGATGCATTTGTTAATTATCTCAGCAGCTGTAATTTTCGGCTTTCTGACCTTTATTGCGGTTATGTCATTTATGACCTGGGAAAACTACTTCCGGCTGTTTGGTCGCAATCGCATCATTAGAGTGATTATTGTTCTTTTGATTTTCTCGGCGGCGAATTACTTCATTTTTGGCGGTGCAGCATGAGCGTAGGGATTGCCATCATTAACCGCCCGACAGTCGCGGCTAACAATGCAGAGAAGAGCTTAAGCGGATGTATGAGACTTGGTGCCACTATCGTGGCCTGAAAGTGGTGTGAGGTAAAAATGAATACAATGTTTTTGTTAATGGCCGAATATGGGTCTGCTACGGTTCCACTCAGCCAGGTGTGCGAAAAGTATTTTGGGCTGAAACCGGCAACCGCAGAAAAGCGCGCGGCTATGGGCGAGATACCCATTCCAACCTTCCGGGCGGCAGAGAGCCAAAAGGCACCACGCATGATCCATATTCAAGACCTTGCTAATCACATTGATGCGCAGTTGAAGAAAGGCCGCGACCTCCTGGAACAGATGAAAAGTGGCAGTTAGTGATACTGTAACTCAGATTCCGGATACCGCCCATTATGCTGTATCCGGTTTTATTTTTGCATCACCAAGCACCCCAATAGAACCCCATAAAGATATAAGCATATGATTATGCTACTTATATCAACCATGTTCAACTGGAGCAACATGGGCAAGTTTATGGCCGTCGGGCTGACGGATCTGCTGGAGAGTTCAGGCATGAACGGTGTTCCGGCGTTTGTCGGTCTTGCGCTGCTGTCGGCTTTTCTGTGTATGTTTATCGCCAGCGGCTCGGCCATCTGGTCGATTCTGGCGCCGATCTTCGTGCCAATGTTTATGCTGTTGGGCTTTCACCCGGCGTTTGCGCAGATCCTGTTTCGTATCGCTGATTCATCGGTGCTGCCGCTGGCGCCGGTGTCACCGTTTGTGCCGTTGTTTCTCGGCTTTCTACAGCGCTACCGGCCGGATGCCCGCCTCGGCACCTACTACTCGCTGGTGCTCCCTTACCCGCTGATTTTTCTCGCCGTCTGGCTGCTGTTGCTGGTGGGCTGGTATCTGGTGGGACTGCCGATCGGCCCTGGCATCTATCCGCGGCTGTCTTAA